GCGAGTTTCACGTTCCAGTTTCCCGACGAGGCACCGACCTTGTCGATCTCCGGTCGGCGCGTCGTGGTCTTCGGTCTGAAACCCAACTGGGCGGATGGCTGGTTGGAGCGCCTGATGTGGGCGACCGACGTGCTGACTGCCCGCGACGGTACTGAGCAGCGTGTGAGTCTGCGCTCCAAGCCGCGTCGTTCGTTGGAATTCTCGATCCTGGTCGGGCGCGACGATGCGGCGCTGCTGGATGTGCTGCTCTCAAGCTGGCAGTCCCGGGTCTATGCGTTGCCCATCTGGCCGGACAAGGCAGTTCTGGCAGCCACGGTCACGGCCGGTAGCACGGTGATTCCGCTGACCACCACCAATCTCGAATACGAGGCAGACGGACTCCTGGTTATCGGTACGGACAGCCGCAACACCGAAGCGGCCGAAGTACTATCGATCGCCAGTAATGCCGTGACCTTGAAGCAGCCTTTGCTACAACCCTGGCCGGCAGGCGCGTTTGTGACGCCGGCACGCACGGCTCGGCTGCGCATAACCCAGGCGGTTTCGCGGGTGACGGACGCCATCGCCACTGCCCGACTGGTGTTCGATATCGCTGGCACCACGGCGATTACGAAGCAGGACTCGATCACGACCTTCAACTCGACCCCAGTCTGGATCACACGCCCGAACCGGGTGCGTGACGTGGAGAGTGATTATCAGCGGCTGGCCGAAGTTCTAGATTTCGACACCGGCATCACAGCAGTGGATGATCATGCCGCGCGACCCTTCGTGCGTCGTTCCTTCGACTACCTCTTCAAGAACCGCACCGAGGTCGCCACCTTCAAGGCATGGCTGGCCGCCCGTCAGGGCCGCTTGACCGCGTTCTGGCATCCGACCTGGGAAGCCTCCATTGTCCCGGTCAAGAAAATTCTCTCGAACCAGACCGTGATGACGGTCGCCTCGCGCGGCTACGCCCTGTATTTCAACCCGATGCCGGGGCGCACCGAAGCCGCCTTTCTGCACAAGAACGGTACTTGGTATTTCCGCACGATCTCGAGTTTCGGCGCAGGAACAATCGGTGATGAAGAAGTGATGACGATCAATCAGTCCTTCGGCTTCGACGCCAATCCCGAGGACTGGCTCGCGATCTATTTTCTGGAAAAGACCCGACTCGACGCCGACCAGATCGAGATCAACTGGCAAACCGACAGTGTCGCGGAAGTCTCGCTGCCGATGCTCTCCGTGAAATCCTGACCGGAAACCTTCATGAGCTACAACACGCAGGAAATC